ATCAGGATAGGGAATATCTGTTGTATAAGTTTTAAACATTTCCTACCAGAATTCGTGATAGAAATCGGCGCTTCTTAGGTCTGATTATGCTTATAACCAGACTTATCAATAGGGTGGGGTATGTGGTATGCTATCTATGAATGGTCTATATCCTAGTGGTTAAGCGATTGACATAGGTTAGGTTCGAATCCTAACTAGGCCATAAAGGATTATGTAGTGCCCTCAAGGATGAGGGTTTTAATTTAAGGGTTCATCAATGAGTAATTGTGACGACTGGAACGATAAAGCTTGTCGATGCCCAAAAGCTGCTAAAGGATTTGAGCCATACCATAAGTGGATGCCAATATCTAAAGTAAAGAGTGCAGGAAGTGAAACGGTGACGATGATCATGTGTGGCATATGCTTCCATGAGGTGAACATCACAGAAGCATTTAAACATCGAGATAACCTTAAGACTTGATGAATTCCTGGTACTTCTTGATGGATTCATCTTTCTTAGCCTTACCCTTCTCAGTGTTGTAATTCTTCTTGTAGTAATCCCATATTCCATCAACGTCTTTCGCATCAGGTAACTTGCCCGTACATCGCAAGTAATGAATACGAGTCATAGCGGTTGCAAAATGTAGGTCATAGATTAAGCGGTCTACATCAGGAATCTTGTTGCAGCCAAAATGCAGAGCCATAAGAGTTGCAAGCTGATTGCGGGCACGAATGAAATTCACCCAGATATCAGTATAAGTATTTGGTTCCATTTGATACACGCCAAGGGCTGGGCCTTTGACCTGTGCGAGATAATGACCGCCAAGGGATTCCGCAGCACATGTGAAGACAAGTATTTCTTCCGCGTCCTTGGAATAAACTTGAAGCTTAGATAATACAGGCTCAATGATGAGCGAACGGAACTGAGAGCAATCAAGCATAGCATTTATCCTTAAATGTTAATGTGTTTGAGTAAGGAACTTATTATCCCATGGCAGAGATTGATGCAAAACTGATTTATTTGCAAATAAAGACAGGCCAAAGAACCTATGACGAAGAGGTGCATTGCCCAATGGTTCTTCAGGTAATGAATACCAAAGGAACCATGACGGCATTCTGTAAAGAGGCCGGAATAAGTGATGCCCTGTTTTATAAATGGACTATGCAGTACCCCATATTCAAAGAGTGTTATGAAATGGGAAAGATATATTCGAAGAGTAATTGGGAAGACGAGGGAGAAAATGGAAAAGACGAGGAATTCTTCAATTTTGACCATTGGCGACTCACTGGGGCATATCGGTATGGGATTGGTAGAAACCGTGTCCGAATGGCCGTCAACCCTGAATCAAACCCTTACGAACAATACCAGCAACTTATTCGACAAGCTGGCACAGAAGAGTTCACTGCTGCCGAAATTAAACAACTCATGGAATCCATCAACGTAGGCCGAGGAGCATTTGAAACCTTCAAGCTCCAGGAAGAAATTGATTCTATGAAAGAAGATGTGTCAAGGATGAAGACGAATCATGCCCACAATAATGGCACAGCTGAGAAAGCTACAGAAACAAATTAACATTCCTTATTCAATTAAGTTTGTTAATAGACAGATTCTCGAACAGGAGTTTGAGGAAAAAGTAATATACGTTCACATATGGATTTGATAGGAGATTGAACCATGAGCAAATTATCAAAGTGGCTTAAAAACGCTGAGAGGGCTGTAAGTAAGGCTATCCCACATGAGCATAGTGCGGACAGACGTGCTGCCAATCAAGCCGTATCTGAGCAGATTGATTATTATCAGAAAGCAAAAGAAGAAATGGCTAATGAGACAAAGCGCGTCGAAGATGAACGCACCACTCAAAAGAAAAAAATTGCTGAGAAACAAATTAAAAGCATGAGACGTTCTTATCGTGCTCCAGGATTCATGGATGAAGCTACTGGTGGTTTAAGCGATACATTAGGATAACTAAAAGAAAGGACTCACATGGATAACATGGAAGTGGTAGAGCGTGAGGCTGCGCTCTACGCAGAGCACGAGAAGAATTGGCGTTTATTTAAAAAGAGATATGATGCCGCGCAGCAGGTAGCTGACTTATGGGCATCACTCCTTGAAGCATGCTATTACTATGCGATCCCCTATCGAAACAGATTCTATCGTCCTAAAGAGCAGCAAGGCGAGTTTAAGGGATCACGAATCTATGATACGACTGCGGTGGAGGCAACCAAGACATTCGTATCTAAAGTCCATGATGCCATGACCCCTCCCCAAGTTCAGTGGGGATATTTAGACATAGATGAAACTTTTGATACTGAAGAAGATATTGATCGCAATCAAATCCAGGAAATGCTCGATAACTACATGCGCAGACTATTTGTCTATATCCACGAGTCTAACTTTGATGTGGTTATTAACGAGTGTTACTTTGACTTAGCAATCGGCACAAGTTGCCTCGTGGTAAATAGCTTCACTGATGAACAGCCTTTGCTTTTTACTTCAATCCCTATGGATAAGCTCGCCATTGAAGAGTCAATGACTGGTCGTGTCGATTCATGGTTCAGGAATTGGGAAAGCGTGAAGATTAATGAAATCCAAATCCGCTGGCCTAATGCGATCCTTACACCAGAGATGTTAATGCTATTGGTGGAGAATCCAGACGCACGAATTGAAACACTCTATGAAGGTGTGATGTACATGCCACATAGGAAAAAGCCCTACATGTATATGGTAGGTTCGGCTGAATGCCCCGTACTCTGTGAAGAGTTCGAGTCCAATCCGGGTATCGTGTGGCGCTTCCAGAAAGTAAATAATGAAGTCTTTGGCCGTGGCCCAGTGATGGACGCGCTGCCATCAATTATTTCTTTGAATGAGCTGGCACGTATAGAGCTTGCAGCGGCTAACTTAAACACCTTCAAGCCCTACATGGGATTTAGTGACGCCGTATTTAACCCACATACTTTTAAGCTAGAACCGTTTACAGTAATACCGATTGCTCCAATTGGAGTAGGGGGTTCGCCTCCGCTTGTTCCTCTTCCTGACTCGAGCAATCCCCAATTCTCACAGCTCACCATCATGGATTTGCGCAATCAGATTAAAGCGTTGCTGTTCAATGACGTAAATCCCAATCAATCTGTACAGCCTCAAACTGCTACCGAGCTAATGATTGTTCAGCAGAATCTTGCTCAGAGAATTGGCCCATTGTTTTCTCGCTTGCAGCAGGAATTTTTATGGCCTGTGATTAAGCGATGCTCATACATACTGGATAAGATGGGTCTATTGCCTAAGCCTGAAATCAAAGGGGTTAAGGTTAATTTTCGGTACCGATCGCCATTGGCCTTGGCTAAAGGGCAGCAGGATATCGCACGCTTCACTCAGTACTACCAGTTGATGCAAGGCGTATTCGGTGCTGGCCCCGCATTGATGTATATCAATCCAGGTCTCGCGCCTTATCTCATAGCTGAACAAATGCAGGTTGATGCTCGTTACTTAAACTCTCCTGAGCAAGTCCAGGCAGCTGGACAAATGGCTCAAGACCAGCAAGACGCCATGATGGCACAAGCACAACAAGAAGGTGAAGAACAACCTTTACCACCACAAGGAGCAGAAGCTTAATGACTACAGAAACACCTAATCCTTTTTTAGAGCCTGAGAATTATTACCAGGGCTATCAAGATAATATCGAGAAGCTAAAAAATAAACCTGAGTCAATGGAGATGGAGAAGCTTTGCTATTTCGTGTTCTCTACACCAGATGGGAAAAAATTTCTGGAGGAAGTTACAGAGCGCTTTTTAATACCAGGGTTCATTCATCCGAATGGGCAAAACATACAATACTCTTCAGTCTACTATGAAGGATTTAAAGAAGCATTTCGCATGATTCGTAATTGCATTAAATCTCATGAACAAAGAATTGAAGCGGAGAGTACAAAACAATGAGTTTATTAAATGAAGGCATTGCTACCCCACCAGATACAACTCCAGAAGATAGCGGAACAACTGCGCCAGAAAGCGGAGCTCCAGTCTCAGAAGCCCCTTCCTGGTACTGGGACGACAATACCCCTGGTACTGGAGACAGGCCCCAGTTCTTGCCTGAGAAATATAAATCAGTCGCAGACGTTGCCAAAGCCTACAAAGAGCTAGAGTCCCGTCTTGGAACAGCTCCCAAGGAATATGACTTTAGTAAAGGGGACGGATGGATTGAACCTGACTATGAGCCATTTATTGAGATGGCAGAGTTTGCGAAATCCAAACACGTACCTCAAGAAGTCATGGATAAATTCTTAGGTACAGTTGGATTGTACTTAGAAGAATTCCGAACAGATATGAATGAGGAAAAAGCCAAGCTCGGAGAGAACGCAAGCGAACGCCTCCAGGTTCTTAACAATTGGGCTAAGTCAAATCTGTCTGAGAAAGCGTTCCAGACACTAAGCTCAGGTATGAGGACGGCTGAGGCCATTGAAGCACTTGAAGAAATACGCAGTAAGATGATTGGCGGAAATACTTTGGTTCCAAATGGAAATGCTTCGGTCACTCAAGCAGGACTGACAATGGAAGAATATCGCTCTGAACTAAACGCCAACTACTCCAAATACAAAACCGATCCTGCATATCGTAAAGAAATGGAAAGAAAATTAGAGAATATTGTAGGAAGAAGATAGTCTATCAATAGAGTGGGGTTTACTTATAGAGAATTGAGGATTAATATTATACCAATATACGAACAGGACACCTCTCACTGAAGCCCGAAAGGACACCTTCATTAACGTGATAGCCCTAATTAGTAATTAGCCACGAGTTGCCGAGGTCGGTAACACGTTCTTAATTATTTGATGAGGGATTATCATGTCACAATCATTGACAGCCGTACAACAAACAGACTTTGACGAGTTAGTAAAAGCTGAATACCGCTCTAAGGGTTTCCTATTGCGCGATTCAGTTCGTACTAAGAATGATGTAATTGGCGCAAGCGTTGAGTTTCGCAAAGTAGACCAGGTTATCTCTGTTCCTACTGCGTACTTAGCAGCCGTTAACATCCAAGACCCTGATTACACCAAAGTAATCTGTACCATTCAAAAGTACACCACTCCAACAGCTGTGGATACAGTTCAGGAACTTACCGTTAACTTCGATGCCAAAATGGAAAATGCCATGTTGGTTGGTCAAGGTATGGGTAGACGTTCTGACCAAATCATCATTGATGCTTTGGCAGCTGATCCAGGCGACACCATTGTTGATGGCGGTACTAACTTCGATTACGAGAAATTTACTCGCGTGTATGAGTACTTCGAAAACAATGCTGTTCCTAAGGGTGAGCGTTGGATTGCAGTAAGTGCTTCAAACGTTCGCAGCTTAATGCAAGACGACCAATTCGTTTCTACTTTCTACACAGAAAATAGAATCCTAGACCGTGGTTACTTCCTTGATTACTTAGGTATCAACGTAGTCACTATCCCACAAATGACTGAAGGTGGTTTGCCTAAGACTGGCGACATTCGTACCGCTTTAGCGTGGCACAAAATGTCTACTGGTATGGCGATTGGCCATGACTTTAGAACCGAGATTAACTATTTACCAGACAGAACTTCTTGGCTTGTAAACGGTATTTTCTCAGCAGGAGCTAAGGTTATCGACAACCGTGGCGTTATCGCAATCGAATGTGACGAATCAGTCTAATTAGGAGATAAATCATGGCTTTTAGTATAAATCGTTGGGTAAGACAAACCGTCGCGTATAACGCTGGTCAAATTACCTCGGTATTAAATCCAAGTGCTACACCCGTTTTATTAAACGGCCCATGTTGGTTCAGTTATGCATCTGCTGCTGATGCTATTGCTACTATTGCTGGAGCTAACTATTTTGCTGATGTGGTTTATGACCTTTCAGTAAATGACTTAATCATAGCTGTAGGAAGTGATGCCTCTGAAATGCTTCAGGTTGCAACCGTTGATAAAGATGCGGGTACTGTAACGGTAATTCCGTTTACTGCCGCTGCTGCTGTTGATACTGCAAACATCGTCGATGGCGCTGTAACTAACGCCAAAGTAAACGCTGCTGCTGCGATCGATTTCAGCAAATTGGCAACCCTTGCCTCCACTAACATCCTCGTAGGTTCTGCGGGTGGTGTTGCTACCTCTCGTGCAATGACTGGAGACGTGACCATTGGAAACACTGGTGTGACTGCAATTGGAGCCAACAAAATCCTAAGCTCAATGGTTTCCCCATTAATGCTTAAGTACGCAGCTGTTGCAATTTCTGCCGCTGAATTTAACGGAATGTATGCAGCTCCTAAGCTACTTGTAGCCGCTGGTGGCGCGAACACGTTGTTAGTTCTCGACCGCTGTGAATTGCTGATGACTTATGTTTCTGCAAACTATGCTGATGGTGGTGTAGCCGCAGTACAGTACGACTCAACAGCAAACGGTGCTGGCGTTATCGCATCCACTACTTTAGCCGCTGCTACATTCCAAGCTGCTGCGAGTACTGGATTTAACTTTAATGCTGGTGTGGTTGCACAAACCTTCAGTACTTGCGTAAACAAAGGACTTTATTTGTCGAACATCACTGGTGCATTCACCACTGGTGACTCAACATTTGTCGCGCACGTATGGTACAAAGTTATACCAACTGTATAATTAGGAGCACTGCATGGCCCAATCTAAAGTCAACATGATAAGCAACGCAATTGCGTTGCTGGGCCATGCTCCTATTTCTAGTTTAACAAATGGCGACCAAATGGTTGTTGCAGCGGAACAAGCATTTGACATGTTGTTGCCCGCAATTCTTGCTCAAAACAATTGGCGATTTGCAACTCAGATTCAGCAATTATCGGAATCAGTTGAAGTGCCACCTATACCATGGCAGACGATTTATTTATTGCCTGCTGGATGGTTAAAAACAATTCGTGTCTACCCGAACATTTATGTCTGGGATATTTATGAAAACTCCAAAGTTTATGCCCAATACAGTGGGGAATGGTTTATGGAGTATGTCTTTCAACCCGACATCTCTAAATTGCCACCTCATTTTGTACAGTACTTTGTTTATGAGATAGCAGCGTATCTCGCATTGTCTAGTGCGCAACGACCTGATTTCTACGCTCCACTTGAGGCGAAGCGAACAACAGCCTATGCAATGTGCGCGGCGGTTGAGGCTCAGAATAGACCTCAATTCACACAGGCGACCTTCCCTGTTCTTAATAACCGAATGCTGGGCACGATAATTGGCAATGGCTATTAAGGACTTAGATGACAGATATTTTATGGTCACAAGATTTCTTCGCAAAAGGGGAATTATCTCCACTGATGTATTCTCGCGTCACGCTTAATGCCTATTACCAAGGATTAAAGCGCGCCAAGAATGTGATCACCTATCCTCAAGGCTCTGCTGGAAAACGCTTTGGGACTGAGTATCTCAATGAGATTACAGGCGTTACCGCCTACACTCAAATGTATTTTAAATCCTTTCAATACCTCAATGAATGTTGTTACTTATTGGTATTCAAGCCAGACTCCATTGATATTTATTTGGAAGGGATTTTAATCGCAACTGTTGCCACATCGGGAATTCTCTTGGGAGAAATTCCATTGATTGACCATACGGTTCTTGATAACCGGTTTCGAGTTACAACAGGGGTTTTGCCTCCTAAAGATTTGATTCGAACAGCCAATGCCGCCAATGCAGGAGTCAGTGGTGCGGCGGATATTGTAACGTGGACAACGCCACTTTTGGCCGGAGCCATATATCCATTTAGAATTACATCGACCCTAACTTTGCCTACGACTGTTCCGCAGGTTCGTTCAAATAGAACATACTTCATGAGAACGCTAACTACTACTACAGGCCAAATTTATTCAACTGCCGAAGATGCCAAAGAGGAAATTAATCACTATACGGTGTCTTCTGGCGGCACTGGAACCGTAAATTATTTCTTTTTAAACACTTGGACTTTTTCCAATGTGGTATTTAAGAATCTACCTGTGTTTGACTTTACAGGAGGTTATGACACCTCGGCATTTACTCCAGGAGCTGTTACAGGTTATGGAATAACAATTACTAGAACATCTGGTGCATTTAATTTTGTAGCGGCCTATGTTGGTGGTGTGTTCTCTGGTAACGGTGGAATTGCCCGCATTACGGCAACCAATGGCACAAACACGGCAACTGTCGATATTATTCAGCCATTCATTTCAACGGCTGCAATCCCAGGCAAAGAATCATTAATCGCAGAACCCGCTTGGAGTGACGCTCGAGGATGGCCAAGCAAATGTTCTTCGTTTCAAAACCGAGCATTCTTTGCAAATACCGATTTACTTTCTAATGGCTTATGGGCTTCTGTCATTAATGACTTCGATGACTTTAATGACTTAGAAAATGATGATGATAATGCAATCAGTTGGTATCCCACATCAGACTCAGTGAACTATATACAATGGATTGTTCCCTATCGAAGTCTTACAGTACATACAAATTCCGGTGTCTACTCTACTCCTTTATCAGTTGAGACAGCCATCACTCCAAAGAACTTTTCATTAAGCTTACAGGATTCAACGCCTGCAGAATCAGTACAACCTCGAGGGATTGATAACCAAATAATCGTACTCTCTGGGAATGATGCTCATAGTCTTCTTTGGGATGGATTTAACAACGCTTATACCTCAAGCATCATATCGATTGCCAATGAGCAGTTGATTAGAACGCCAATAGATGAAGCAGCCTATGTTGACTTAATTCGGGCGGGTTCTCGATACATGTTCATCATTAATGCAGATGGTACGATGGCTATTTACCAAACACTTATCTCAGAAAATGTGAATGGCTTTACTCCAGCAGAACTTGACCAGACCTATGGAAATGCTTATTTCCGCTGGGTTACTTCTAATTTCGATGGGCGCGCATGGTTCGTCATTGAGCGTGAGATTGCATCAGCCGCAGCACCTATTGCATTGACTGCAAATTCAGCGGACACCTTAACTGCTGTGGCAAGTAATTTCAGCACATCAACCTTCACGGCTGCCTTATTTACAATAGGTGCAGCTTTGCCAACGAGTTCCCCGCAAATTGAAGTAAACACTTTTTACTGGGTAGTTGGTGTGACCGCCAACACTTTTAAAGTTTATTTAAGCCAAGAGGATGCGATGGCTGGGGAGAATGCTATTGCGTTTACCAACTTTGGAACCACTGCAAATGTTGTTGCATATCCGCTCGCAACCAAGTTCTTTATTGAACAGCTAGACTTTGACGCTCGTGTTGACTGTGCAGGCTTCTATGATGGCATAGCTACATCTTCTATATCAGGTCAAACACGGTTCAATGCACAAGAGATTTTGATGCAAGGCGATGGATTTGGCTTTGAAGATGAGGTGGTTGGTGGTGAAGTTGAATTTATAGCACATGGCCAGGATGTTGAGGTTCTGGTGGCGCAATACGGATTTCCGATCGAAGTAGAAATAACTCCTTTGCCTTTGTCTATTTCTATGTCGGGCAATGCCAAAAGTTCCAACCTTCTTGACACGAAACATCTTCGATTTGCGACATTTTTATTCGCAGATACCATTGGAGGGACGATTACCCAAGACGGAAATGTAGTGCCTATTTCTATGACAACTCTGGAACAAACAATACCAGGCGACCCACCTTCTCCAATTACTGGAAGCTTTGAGATGTCTATCTTAGGAGGCTGGAACGACTTCACGTACAATAGCTTTACGATTAATCATCGTGAGCCTTTTGACATGAAGTTAACAGGAATATTCTACAAAGTAGATGCTTAAAAAAGGAGTTTGGTAATGAATCCAATGACAGCGTTTTTATTATCCATGCAAGCAGCAGGATTAGTCACAAGTTTTTTTGGGAAGCAATCCCAAATGAAAAAAATCAAGCAAGGACGGCAACTCGAGCAGGAACAGTTCACCACTAATATGGCTGCAATCAAATTACAAAGTGCCGAAGGTTCTTTGGATGAGATGAAGCTAGTCCGACAAAACATAGGCTCTCAAATTGCCGTTAATGCAGCTCGCGGAAATCGGAATACCTTTGGCGGAATTAATGAGACCAACAGAAACTTTGAAAGTGATGAGCGCAAGCGCCGTATGAACTTAATGGCGAAAGAGTCAGAACTTCGTGCCGGAAATATTCTATCAGGTCTACATACTGCCGAAGCTGAATCTCAACTTGGTCAAAGCTTAATGAAAGACTTCTTGAATACGCTTCCAATCAGTTCAGCTTTTGATTCTTTAGTGAACAAGAAAAAAAGCTCTAGCAATGCGACTGCCAATACTGGTGGCGCGTTCTCTTGGGGGTATTAAGATATGGCTCGAGAAACGCCTGAAAGCATGCCAAGCCAAGTCAAATTGGATGCAGTAACCACTCCCGCAGGATTCGGAGTTGCGTTTGATAATGCAGCCATGAAAGAGACTTTGCTTGGAGAGTTAGGCTCTACCATTGCTCAGAATTCCGCGAATGCCTTAAGTACCAAGATGGGCTATGCAGAGGGAATGAATCCTCATGGCGATATATTGCCGCCTATTACTGAGGCTGATAAACACTACCAAGAATCCTATCTAGCCCAATCTAAGAACGTACTTGGATTGCAGCTTAACAAGATGATGAGCGATGCGCAGACAGAATTATCCAAAGCCTATCGAATTACTCCTGGCATGGTTTCTGATTTCCAAAAACAAATAAGTGAAGGTGCCTCACAAATTCTTGAGAATGCGCCTACTGGGGTTAAGCAGGAACTTGGGGTTCAGTATGCCAATTCAATTATCAGCACTACTGGTCAGCTAAATCGCCGGATGATTGGGCAGAATAAAGAAGAATCTATCAGCAACATGAAGGTGGCTGATAAAAATACAGACACGGCAATTCTTGATAATGCGGCTACTGGCAATGATAAATTAGCCCATGACCTTTATCAGCAAAAAATTGCGCAGAATAAGAAGCAACGTGCTACGGGGATGATGACGCCTCTTGAGGAAAGCACCAGTAATACTTCCGCTAAATTGAGTTATTATTCCGGCCTAAGCAATGCACAAGCTATAGCTGCGCGTAATAAGAAAGGTGATGCGCTTGGAAAATATCTGGCAGGATTCGCAGAAATTAAAAACAAACCAGCTGATTTAAGTTTCTCTGAATGGAACACGATTGGAAATAATACGCTTGGCTTAATGCGTCACATGGACGCATTACAGCAAACGGATAAAAACCTGATAATGTCAGAGCTTCATGAGAAGCTTGCCATGAATGAATTGACTGAACAGGACATATTAACTGCCTATGAATCGCCTTCTGTTAACAGGACTGATTTAAATGAATTACTTACCAAGATGTATTCTAGCCGAGGCAAAGCGACAACTAAGGCTCAAAAAATACAGACTCTTACTGAGAATTTCTCGAATGCCCAATCCTTTGGAGAGGCTACTGGCGAGACCATCAACGATACTTATTCTGGATTGGTTGCGGCCGCTAAAGATAAAAATCCAAACCTTTCCCCAATGGAGGCTGAATCTTCTATTGCTTCTATGGCTGGCGGTAGCATCCCTCGTTTTCTCAATACAGTAGCGAATCTTTCAAAGTCTAATAATTTGGATGATGTGATGGCGGCGTCCAATGCCTATCATCGGGTTCAAAGTGTTTCACCGCAAAACGTGATAGGACTTAATGAGGATGCTTATAACTTCCTTAGCGCCTTTGATTCCTTTAGGGAACAGAACCCTGGAGACCCTCAAACTGCTTTAGCTCAAACCCGTAATGCGCTCATTAATCGAACGCCAGAAGAGAAAAAGGCGGTTGATGAAGCATGGAATGCTGTCTACCGTAAGAGCTACTCTACTCCTGAGCAACGCAATAAACTTGCCAGAAAAATGCTAGGCACTGATACCTATTTCAATTCAACTTTTATTCAGAACCAAGCAGTTGCTCAAGACCACATTACCAATATGCTTGAGAAGAATGTTCGCTTGCTTGGCGGGGATGTAGAGACCGCAAAGGCTATGACTGAAAAGGCCGTTAAAAATGTTTATGGTGACACCTGGGTTAATGGTCGTCATGAGATGGCCTATCTATCCGTTGAGAAAATAGCACATCTCGATCAAGGCGGGACGTTCTTTGTTCAAAAAGATGTAGTCAATCAGATGCAAGATAAGCTTGGCATGTTTAAAGAAGCCTACGATGCCGGACATAGTGATTATTATTATCGAATAAAAAATCCAGAGAAGTATGACTTGTCTACTCTTAAGACTCCTATAGAGCAAAATCGCGCTAATACCAAAGAAATGGATTTTATTGAGACTAGACTGGGTGAAATTGCCAAGCAACCCTACCTTAAGTCAATGGAACTTGATTCCGAATATAAATCCCTGACAGATAGACGTGGGGAAATCATTCGGCAAAACAGACAAATTCAAAAAGGACTAAGCAGCATCGACACCAATCAAAAGCCAATTGAGATTGAGAAAGTGTGGCGTGGAAGCAATGGCAAAGCAGGACAGGTTCAAACAATGAATCTAGCTATCGAGCCTGAAACTAACACCACATTGAGTTATGACAACTCACAGCCCGTGATTGGAAACTATTTTGTGAAACTCATTACTCCCAATGGAAACCTTGAGAACTTAGACAGCATCCAGGGGTTCAAATCAGCACCCGTTTATTACTCTCCTAACTTTGGACAAATCAGACAGGACTACGCGGCATTTCATAATCGCTTTGGCGCACAACCTTCGTATGAAGACAACCTAAAAGAATATGAGCAGTCCAAGGCGGTGAAGAATGGATAAGGAAGAATTGGATAGTGCAAGAGATGATATTCACCATGCGTTTCAGGCAAGAAATCCCTTCGTCCTGAATACAGACCTTACTAATTCCATAAACAATGAATCGCAGACGATTAACTTTGAGCCATTCAATCAGGCTCGCTATACCCCTACTCCTGAACAAACAGGATATAAGCCTGGAGAAAGACCTGGCATCATTGAGGGCGTTCTTCATGAATGGAAGAATTGGAGTGCTATAGGCTCCAACATCAAGGCTTATCAAAAGGGGCAGGCTTTAAAACCTGAGAATCAAATCTATGACAACCCAAGCGATGATCCAATTCCAGATAACTGGACGCCTTTTGATAATCGCGATATGTACCTCAATGTTTCAAGAGAGCATTGGGACTTACTGTTTCAAAGCAAAAGCCCAAAAGACCAGGAAGCCCGATACAACTATGCCAGAGACGAAATGGCCAAAGAGGAATATTTCCAGCGCGGTTCTCTCATGCAGAAAATTGTCTCGAAATCATTAGGCATACCAGGCGGAATTGTAGTTGACCCCTATAATCTAATTCCATTTGCTGCCAGCATGAAGTATTTGAAAGTCAGCCAGAATTTCCTTATTGGTGCTGCAAAAGCGGCTCCATCAGTATTAGCAATAGAAGGCACAAAGGAAGCATTCAATCTAAGTCAAGACCCTGATATGTCGTTAAAGGAATCGGGATATAATGCAATCAGAGATACATTGGCTGGTACATTTCTGATAGGTAGTATGGCAGGACTTGGACGAGGATGGGAAGGCTATAAGCTTTATCGCGTAAAGCAAGCTCAAAACTTGAATTTTAATGGCATCTCTGCGAAATGGAAATTAAATGACAAAGGACAAATCACAGGCTATGAAGCAACTCCTGTTGGCAACCGCTCGATCAGTGCAGCTGAACACAGCTATGCCCAGGAATTCCTTGACTCAAGCTTCGCAAAGACTGGGCTATTCTGGTTCCCCAAAGTCACCAAACTCGCAGGTCTAGCAAGCCCCATTGTTCGTGGACTTAATAGTTCTTATGGGATTAACCGCGCTTTAACCAATCGTCTGGTAGACCATGACATCGGAACTATAGGCGGAAATAAACACGTTCCGGATAGCATGTCCTTTGAGAAAAGGCTCATGAACATTGAAGGGGATGCCGCATCCTTTGGTGTGGAAATGGAAGGTCTACGCAAGCAATATAACGGTATTGACCTGACAGTCGATGAAGAAGAGTCGCTGAAGAAGCTCAACTCTACCCTGAACAAGAAAGATCCCTATGACCCTGCAAGCTTTGGAAGAAGAGTAGCCTCGGCTGTAATTACTGATTCATCCGCTCAAGGTCTCCAGATTAATGAGGCCAAGAAATTATGGGATGGGTTTTCTGCCAAGTACTGGTCACGCTATCAACGAGCCATGGGGTTTCGGGAAGAGACTTTACCACTAGCTAATGCCAAGGGATATCTCACTCAAGTCTACAATCGAATGCAAATGGCTGCCGATAAGGATGGATGGATTGATGCGGTTAGTAAAGGTCTTCAGGAACAAGATGCCTTGATTCGCTCACTTACAAAACCAATTGATGACATTGAGGCGCAAATACAAACTGTTAGAGAAGACATATTGAATGGGATAGACCTTGAGTCAAGCCGACAAGAATTGTCTAGCCTGCGCCAGCAAAAACGCATAGAGCGCGATAATTTAATCGCAACACTGAGAGACAATCCAGATCACAACATGTTGCTGCGTGAACGAAACCTTTTAACAAGCAAAGAAGCTGAGGGGCTTAAATCGGTATTAAAACCTCTTAACGATATTAAGAAGTCTCATACAAAAGCCAAGAAGGTTATATCAGGATTAAAGAAGGAGCGCGCCTCACAGGTTCGCAATTTAGAGGCAGAACGTCCAGAGGGATTGAGTGATGAAATACTTAAGAAACAACATGCGGAAATTAAAGAAAACATTGATCGACTGGATAAAGAAATTTCTACAGCTCAACAAGAAGCAGACGCCTTTGAGCGCGCCACACTAGACGAGCAAGCAGCCCTTAGTGAGCGCGCTATGAATGGTGAGCTACCTGATTCCTATTTCTACCGTCATCACGAAACTGGATTTATTCATTTCCGTGACCCAAGCGACTTGCCGAAGTTCAGACCACTTTATGAAGATGAAGAGGCCACACGCTTTGCAGCTGATTCGCATTGGGTTTCGATTATGAATCAATCTGATGAGGAAGTGATGGGGCACCAGGTTTCAAACCTAACTGGCATCATGAAAGAAGACCCTACCTATGCGCGGTCTATCATGCTTCCTTCAACACTTTTTCTAAACAATAACTTCCTCGTTACTGATATGCCAGCCATAGCTCATAACTACGCTATGGGTGTTGGTAAAGCTGCGGCAATGGAAGAAGCTCTATCTGGTATTGGCTATAGCAAAAAAGGTGTTGCTGGCGTCTATGAGGTCATGGGAAAAGAATACCAGAAGAAATTAAGCGAGATTTCTCACCTGAGTGGAAAAGAGGCTGTTAAAGCGCAAGCGAAGCTTGGAAAGGAGTTTGCTAAAGAGAAACAATTTGCCACGAACTTAATTGATGCCATGCTAGGAAAAAATCATGATCGGAAAGAAATCCGAGAAATGGCTGCTGGTATTAGAAATCTTGCTGCTAGTACGCGTCTAGGCTTTGTTCCATTGACGCAGGTATCAGACATGATGGGGAATGTTTTTAAACATGGTGTGTATCGATTTATACGCGATGGATTCGCACCAACACTTGCAACATTGAATGGCAAGCTTGGTACGAAAAATGCCGAGAGATTTCGTCAGTATGCCAGTGAAGCTAATCTTGCCTTGGAGCATTTCCGCGGTGGGATGGTGAAAAAATTCTATGGCCATGATTCCTACGGCGACATAGCGCCTAGCAATAAGCTATCCGCGATGCTTGAAAAGGCCGCTCATTTCTCTGGAAATATTTCCGGAACAAACTACATCGAGAACATGAATCACCGCATGACGGCATCTATTGCTCAAAGCAAAATTATGGATTTGATGGAGCGATATATCAAGGGCTCGATTAAGAAATCTCAACTTAAAGAACTTGACAGAATAGGTTTGAATGCTGAGACCTGGGCTAAGCCATTCATGGAGCAATTTGCCCAACACGGCGAGAAAGGAGTTTTCGGTGGTTACCAAAGCTATTACTACAACTGGGCTGATTCAGCCGCCAAGGTGAAGATGTCTAATGCCGTGTTCAATGCCACACGCAACACCATTATCAGGAAGGGAAAAGCCGATGCGCCGTTTTTTGTCAATAACTCTGTACTGTCGCTTGTTACTCAATTCATGGGCTGGGGATTTGCAGCGTTCAACCGCTACACAGTACCGTTATTACAACGTGGTGAGGCCAATCAGATTATAGGTACTGTTGTCATGGCTATGGTGGCCTCCATGGAAGGAGTCACCAGAAAACTTGCTCGTGGCGAAGAAGTCGATATGGACGATGAAAACTTCATGGCTGAAGCGTTTTCAAACTCTGCACCATTTGCCATGCTGTATAAATCAGCAATGTTTGCCAATCAGTTCATGGACAATGAATTTTTGAACAAAATGCAAAATGATAAGCAACGAGCAATCTCTCAGCTGGGAATGGTGAGCGGTGCGGGCATAGGAGTTTTTAGAGATTACATGCGTGTATTGTCCATGGTTGGCACTGGAGAATATAACAAAACGGACATTTCTAAAATGGTCAGGGCAATCCCTGGGATTCAAACGTGGTATGGGTATCAATTGCAGCAAAAGTTTATAGACGCGGTAACGGAAGGACTGCCGGAAAAAAGAGAAAGCAAACGCTAAACATCACTTACAGGGAGTAAGGATTATGACAGTACAGGTAGTCATTGACGACATCATACCACGCACACAGTTGATAGCTACGGCCAGTCAAACTGTTTTTAATACCAACTGGACTGCTGATGTCACTACAGACATCAATGTCTATGCTAGAGCTTCTGGTGTTGATCCAGATGATGCGACACAGTTAGTTAGCTCATCACTCTACAATGTCACATTCATTGGGGTTACTCGTACAGTTCGAGTTACCTTCCTTTCTGGAAGAACGGCCGATGACGTTATAACCATTGTTAGAAATACGCCAGCTGAGCGCACCAACCTTTATATCAACACAAATTTCGTGCCAAGTATGTTGAACCAAGACTTTGGAATCCTTACTCTGGTTGATCAGCAAGCTCAGATGTATGACACCGTTGTAAACCCTGGTTATAACATCTCTGCAACGATTGCCGATAAAGACAAAATACTTCCCATCCTTGGCGCAAATCAAATATGGGCTATGAATCCTACGAACACAGCATTTATTGCCTACGATGTACCAAGTGGCGGAGGGATTGCTCCTGATGATGCGGAATATATTGTTCGTGTAGCTGATAGCGAAGTCCCAAATGCCCAAGTATTAGGTGACCTACCAAGTGGAATTTTAATCAATACTACAACGACAGGTGTATTGTTAACTCGTATATTTACTGGAACAACTGGGCAAATTGATATTGCTAATGGAACTGGTATCAGTGGGAACCCAACAGCATCAATCGCTTCGAATCCCGTAATCCCTGGTACTGCGGGCATGGGAATTCCTCAGGGAACGACTGCTCAGCGCGTGATTCCCATAGTCGGCATTGGCTTGAGGTATAATACTGATACTCAGTTTATAGAGTTTCATGACGGTTCAAGTTGGGTACAGGTACAAGATTCAGCAGACTTCCCAACATTGCCCACAGGGTTTGTTACAGTTACTACAGTCTCAGGCGATCTAGCCTCTAGGTTACTTGTTCCAACCGCGAATCAGATTGATATCACCAATACTGATGGACTTGGCGATCCCGCTTTTTCTTTGTCTTCAACATTAAATTTACCTGGAACTTTTAATATACAGGGAACCAATGCCGTATCTGCTATCATCAATGATGCATCTATGGCCACGGCAACGACTTCAAACTTATCTTCAAGTGCGGCAATTAAATCCTATGTTGACTCATTGGTAACTGGATTAAATATCCAGGGTTCATGCGTTTGCGCAAGTACTGTGGCATTAACTGTAACCTATGCCAATGGCGCATCTGGTGTTGGCGCAACACTTACCAACGCTGGTGCACAAGCGGCGATTCAGTTGGATGGAGTTAGCCCTACAGTGGGACAACGAGTCCTTATAAAAAACCAAACATCATCCTTACAAAATGGTATTTATACTGTGACTACTGTTGGCTCAGGTGCTACAAACTGGGTTCTTACTCGTGCCACAGATTACGATACACCTACCGAAGTTGCTCCAGGTGATTTGGTTATATTGACAGGTGGAACAACGCAAACGCAATCCTCATGGGTAGAGACTGCAACGGTTACAGCAATCGGAACGGATCCAATAACGTTTGTTCAATTCACAGCAAGTCTTCCCGTAAACGTCCCAAGTGGTGGAACAGGTGTTACATCCTTTACTGCCTATGCGCCAATCGTAGGCGGCACAACTACCACTGGAAGTTTGCAATCAATTACATTGGGCGCTTCTGGAACTATTTATCAATCCAATGGTGTTGGGGTGCTTCCTGGGTTTACTACGGCCACATACCCATCTACGTCTACAATTAATCAGCTCTTATATTCCTCCGCGAATAATACTATTACTGGTTTAGCAACTGCCAATAGTTCGGTGCTTGTTACAGATGTCACAGGTATACCAAGCCTTTCCACTACATTACCAAATATTAATATAGGCACCCCAACTGCTGGCATTTTAACCAATTGTTCTGGATTGCCTTTAACCACTGGAGTCACAGGTACGCTTCCAATTGCTAATGGCGGTACAGCAGTAACTTCAGTAACGACAGCACCAACAGCAACGTCTTTTGCTGGGTGGGATGCTAATAGCAATCTCTCCGCTAAAAACCACATTGAAGGATTCACATCAATTACTTCAGCTGCCGGAACAACTACATTGGTTGTCGGCAGTAACTACATTCAACAAGTAGTCGGAGTAACAACTGAAACAATACAGATGCCAGTAACAAGCACTCTGGCTCAAGGTCAATCCTGGCAGATTATTAATAACAGCACAGGTGTTGTAACCGTTAATTCATCAGGTGGTAATTTAATTATTTCCCTACAACCTAATACGGCCGCTATTGTCACCTGTATTTTAACCAGTGGAACAAGTGCTGCTTCGTGGACAACTTCATTTAGTACAAGCGGTGGTGGCTCAGGAATCATTGATGCTTGGGTGCAATATACGCCTACATTTACAGGATTTGGAACGCCAACTTCTGTCAATATATGGTCAAGACGAGTTGGTGGAGATCTAGAGATTCGTGGTTCTTTTGCGGCTGGTACTGTAACCGCAACAGAGGCAAGAATTACGCTAGGGTATAACGGAACAAATTCTAATGTAACGATGTCAAGTACTGTTGTTAATTCACAGAATCAGATTATAGGAAATATAGCGCAAGCTCAAACTGGAACATCTCAATTTATCTGTTTAGGAATAGCATCAAGTGGATATTTTACTTTCGGTGTTCAAGATGGAACAAAAGCAGGAGTTACTAACCAGAATGCAAGTACTATATTCTCCAACGGCCAAGCAATTACTTTCATGCTTAGCGTTCCCATTACTGGATGGAGCTAAAACGGTAATAGGTGTAAAATATCAATCGTAGGATACTTTTTATAACAAGGAGATAAAGTTGAACAAATTAGAATTACAACAACGAATTGAAGCAATCAACATGGAGCTGATTCAGACCAAAGCGAATTGCACAAAGCTTGAAGGTCATCTTAATGAAGCTCAGCATTGGTTAGTGGAAGCCATAAAGAAAGAAACGGAAGCCCAAGTAGAAAAAGACAAGGAGCAATTAAATGGCGAAGCTAACAACGAACCAACGGAATAGCCTGCCATCGAAGGCGTTTGCGGAACCGAAGCAGCGCAAGTATCCCATACAGGATGCAAGCCATGCTGCTAATGCAAAGGCTAGGGCACAACAACAATTTGACAAGGGCAACATGTCAAAATCAGAACTGTCAAGGATTGACGCCAAAGCAAATAATGTTTTGGGTAAAGGGCGAAGGAGCGACAAATGAAAGGTAAATCACCAGTAAAACCCTCAAAGACTCTGGTTAAAGACAGAGTGCAATACGCACCAAACTATGACGCCAAAAAACAGACGGGCATGGAGTCCGCTATGACTAAGGTCGGAAAAAAGACCAAGCGTTAAACAATAAAACTGGTGTTGTCGTGGGGTTTCCCTTCCTTTCCCTCCTTCGATGCCAGTCCTATACAAAGGGATTTGTATGAATAGACTAACAGGGATGTTGCTGTGCCTGTGCTTGTCTTCGTGCTCAACTAACCATCAAATTAAAATAGCAAAAGAGCCATGCTTCTATCCACTAAAGAACTATGACTTTACTTTGTGTGAAGATTTTACTTTCTCGGTTGATGGGGTATCGCAGACTATACCTAAAGGCTTTACTACGGACTGGGCGACCATTCCTCGATTCTTATGGTCTGTCTATTCTCCAAACAAGGCGGAGACCATTCCAGCTGCTGTAATCCATGACTATCTTTATTTCTGCCCGCAACAACGAAGCCGTAAGGAAGCGGATTCTATTTTTTATGACGCTTTAGTCTATCAAGGGTTTTCCAAACGAACGGCATTTAAATACTGGATGGCTGTTCGTATTTTTGGAAACTCACATTTTAATCAAGGAGCACTTTGTAACCATGCCTACTCAAGAACAGAAAACTCAATTAGCCATCTGCGAATGGCTTACACTACAACATCCACACGTATCTGAGCACGTTATCAAGATTGACAACGAAGGAAAGAGAACGATTGGAGGGCACATTCTCGCTAAGCGCATGGGGCTGCATAAAGGTGCCAGTGATTTATTCATTGCGTGGCCTACCCTGAAATATTACGGCCTGTGGTTAGAAATTAAGCCGGACGGATGGCGAGGCCCATCAGGTAAAAAACAAAAGCTACACCATGAATGCCAGACAAATTTCATCGCCAAAATGAACCTCAAGGGCTATTTCGCCAAGATGGTGGTAGGAGTTGACCAGGCTTTAGATGCAATTAAATTGTATTTGAAAGGTGGCGAGTGTACATAAAAATACCTTATGGTATGACACCTCGGCACTACCAAGTTGATTTTTTAAGAGCAGTGATTCAGGGATTGAATGTCTGCTCGGTAATACACCGAAGGGGTGGAAAGGATGTTATCTCAGTACAGGCATGGCTTACTCGCGCCTTAACTCGCGTGGGAACCCATGTCTATTTATTCCCTCTGATTCAACAGGCTCGCTCTGTTATTTGGAAGGGGATGGATTTTGATGGGAAGCCTTTTCTTTCGGCAATCCCTGAAGTTCTTATTGCAAAAAAGAATGAAGCCCGCATGGAGATAGAGCTAATCAACGGCTCAAGGATGGTGCTAGGTGGAAGCAATAACTACAATGGTCTCATGGGTACAAACCCCGTTACCATTATTTACTCTGAGTTTAGCTTACACAATCCTTTGGCACGCCAATATCTTAACCCTATCCTTGTTCAGAATGGCGGCATTGAAATATTCCAGTTCACACCTCGTGGCAAGAACCATGGCTGGGAAGTTATGGACACGGTACGAGACAACCCTCGTTACTTTGTTCAGCATCTTAATGTAGAGCAGACGTTTCTTGAAGACGGTTCACGTGTAATTCCTCCAGAGCATATCGAGGAAGCGCGCCGAATGGGTATGTCTGAGGAAATGATTCGTCAGGAATTCATGTGCGATTTCGATGTAGGTAACATCGGGGCGTACTTTACCCGAGAAATTTCCGACATGGAAATAGAAGGGCGTCTTACCACCATCAAGCCAAACCCTAACTTGCCATTACACACAGTATGGGACTTAGGAGGTACAGACGCCACGGCAGGATGGTTCTTTCAGATTGAAGGGCGTCACATTAATCTCGTTCACTTGCTTCATGATTCCGGCCAGGGATTGAAATGGTACTTAGATAAAGCAGAACAAATTCGTCAGTCTTTCGGATGTCGCTGGGGAAATCACTTCATGCCTCATGATGTCAATCAAGGTCATCAGGGCTGGGAGTCAACCGAGTCTCGATTAATGATGGCGAGAAAACATGGGTGGATGTTTCAGGTAACCCCGAAAGTAAACTTTGAAGATGGGATTGAGGCAATGCGCTACATTCTTCCCAAGCTGCGGATAGATAAACTAAACTGTCCAATTGGTGTTCGTGCGCTCCGAGAGTATCAACGCGAGTATGACGAATCACGCGCTTGCTACAAAAGCAAGCCTTTGGATAATTGGGCGACTCACATTGTGGACGCATTGAGATACCTTGCCGTGAATTATCGAAGACTATACGATAACCCACAGTCAACGATTAAGTATACAACGAGTCTATGATTGGTATGAATTATACCTATTCTAAGCCGCGCGCCGCTGGCAACATGGTTTTTTTAATAGATGATGGTATTCAAATTTATCTGAAGATGCCCAGGTTTCCTCATCTTTATTGTCGTAAACCCAAAGAGGTTTAGGCATCGGCATTCCAACGCTGTCCATGTATTGCATGGAAGATTTTAGAAGCTCGTTGATTTCATTTTCTTTTGATTCTCTTTCTGCTAAACCAATCTGGATTCCATTCTCACTACACATCTTTAGGTAGGTTCAAATCTCACGAACCTTGTCATACGTCTCACGCCATTTGCTTAACGAAAATCCCTTGGTAACTCGCATCCTTTCTTCCTTTAAAGTAGCCCTCACGATTTGAGCATGTGTGCTATATGTGCGCTACAGAGGCTTGGAGGGCTTTGTTAGTATTGGCTTCGAGGGGGCATCCGTGGATATCATATGCGCAAGACACACGCCGAAACCAATTCGATTAGTCTTTTGACCTGTCCATGTCTACTGGAACTGAGATACCGCGCTGAGTATCGTAATCTGGTTCCTTCACTTGTGAGGGCACCACACCATTTAATGTTTCTACTATTTGATTGTGACCAGCAGCCATGACCTTAATTAACAGGTCTAAAGTGCTTTGTATCTCTTGAAGAATCTCACCGATTTCCATCTATTTCATACCCCACCCTATTGATAAGTCTGGTTATAAGCATAATCAGACCTAAGAAGCGCCGATTTCTATCACGAATTCTGGTAGGAAATGTTTAAAACTTATACAACAGATATTCCCTATCCTGAT